TAATGTGGGCTGAAATTCAATCCCTCCGTGCTCGCCTTGCAGCAGCAAACATTTAACCCCCGAAAGGACTCATCATGACCATCGCATACAACTGGACAATTACCGAAACCAACTACGAAGTCTCCAACGGCTTCATCACCACAGCGCATTGGACTGCATCAGCAGTGGACGGAGACTACACAGCCTCCATCTATTCGACCTGCTCGTGGGCTGATGGCACTCCTACCGTGCCATACGCTGACGTGACCATGCAAGAAGTGCTGGACTGGTGCTGGGCATCGGGCGTTGACAAAGACGCCACCGAAGCTGCTCTGGCGCAGAACATCGAGTTGCAGAAAAACCCGGTGACCGCCACTGGCACACCTTGGTCAGCATAAAATAAGTCATCTTTTCTAGCCGAGTTTTGACATGGACAATCAACAACTTTTCAACCTAGTAGTATCCGTTGCAGGGTTTCTGGCAATCTATGTCATCAATCAACTGACTCGCACGATTCAGAAGCTAGAGGACAAGGTTAATGACCTGCCACACACCTATGTTGCCAAAGATGACTATCGGTCAGACATTGCTGAGGTCAAAGCAATCCTTAAGCAAATCTTTGACAAGCTAGACGGTAAGGCAGACAAGCCATGAAAGATTGGGCCGTTAGTTTCACCGCTGCGGCCCTTCTTGTTGGTCTTATCGTTTGGTGTTCAAAGGTACTTGTGTGGGCATACTTGATTTGAATTTGTAGTTTGGTGGCTATTCATGCCGCCTTGAGTAAGGGGGGTGTGATGTTGGATCCAATAACAGCAATGGCGGCTGTCACTAGCGCCGTTGACATGATTAAAAAAGCATCGGCAACAGTCGATGATGTCTCAAGTCTTGGGCCATTGATTGGCAAGTACTTTGATGCAAAGCACACAGCATCAAAGGCTGCTCAAGAAGCGAAAAAGGCTGGTGGCTCAAACATGGGCAAGGCCATTGAAATTGAACTTGCTCTAAAGGGTCAACGTGACTTTGAAGAGCAACTCAAAAATCTATTCTTCAGCACCAACAACATGGATGTTTGGAACTCTATCCAGCAGCGTGTTGCCGAGATGAACGCTGAGGACAAGGCTGAAGCCAAGCGTGAAGAGATTAGAGCCATCAACGCTGCCAAGAAACGTGCTCAGAACATTGAAACTGCTATTGCTGTCTCAATTCTAGCCGTTATCACTTTCTTTCTGTTGTGGGGCGTGATTGAGTTGGTAAGCTACTGCTCTTACTATGGGTGCGGTAAATGAAATGCGTAAAGACACCCTCAAGATTCTCATTGAGGGCCTGGAAAAGTGGCTCAAAATCAACTGCTATCTTGGTTTTGTCTGGGTGTTCTTCTACTTGCTTCAGTTCTTGCCTGTTCACATTGCAGACCGCATAATTGAAGCCATCCTTGGGAAACTAGGCATATGAAACGACTTTTGCTTGCTGTGGTTCTATTGGCGGGATGTGACAACACTTATCGTTATACCTGCCAAGACCCCGACAAATTCCATGCGCCTGAATGCCAAAAACCTAAGTGTCTTTTCACTCAGACCTGTCCTGAATACCTTGTAGCCCCAATTCTGGAGAAGCAAATTGAGCAACCAAGACCACCAGCCTCAAGTCAAGCGCCAATCGCCTTACCAGCTACCCGTTGAGATGCTAGCCGAATTTTTACATGCAGATTTTGCTAGTGGCACGCTAACGTGGAAGCTGAGAGAAAGAAAACACTTTACGTCTGCTCGCGCACAATCCAGCTTTAATAAAAATTTTGTTGGGAAGCGTGCACTTAATGCAATCCATCCTGACGGTTATAAAACTGGCATTTTGCTAGGACGAGCATACTTAACACATCGTGTTTTATTAGCCATGCACATTGGTTATTGGCCTGAATACGTTGACCACATAAACGGCAACAGGGCTGATAACCGCATTGAAAATTTACGCGAAGTTACAAAAGTACAAAACGGGCGCAACACAGCTATGCCGACAACTAATACAAGCGGACACATTGGTGTTAGTTGGAACAGCCGCGACAAACGGTGGTCTGCATATATAACACTTAACCGGAAAAGAAAAGCTCTTGGAAACTTTAAAGAATTGCAAGCAGCGATTTTTTGCCGAAAGGCCGCAGAAATAGCCTATGGGTTTCATCCAAATCACGGAAGGTCTGTATGAAAAACGAACTTATGAGCACAGAGGCTATAGAAATTAGAATCTGGGGTTTTGTTGTTGTGATGATTACGCTGATCTTGGCGGGTATCGTGACGATGCTGCTATACAGCGTGACTTTCGTGACTCAGCCGATCAAGTCAATGGCTCCTATTGACATGGCTTACACAAAGATGCTGAACGACATTGTGTTGCTTATCGTTGGTGGCATTGGCGGGATTGTTGGTAAACGTGCTGTCGGTAATGCGGCTAAGATGATGGCCCCACCTCCTCCAACAAATAACAACTACCAGCACAATCAGCAAAACAATCAGCAATACGCCAGCCAACAGCATCAAGCCTATTGCGCTCCAAGCACTACGGTTAACGTGCCTGATTACAACTGGATGGGGTATAAGAACCCTGATCTTGATGAGACTTGGACGCCAGGGCCACCACCTACAACACCGCCTGATTACATTGATCCTGCGGCTGAAGAGATTGCACAAGAACGTGCAGCAGCAAGGACTGAAGCATGAGCATTCAACGCACAGCCATTGCAATAGTTGTCTTGTTGCTGATCGTCTTTGGCATCTACAAATGGGGCTACGGGCGTGGTTGGGGTGATCGAGATGTTGAGATGCAAGCTCAGATTGCTTTAAAGAACGAAGAGGCCAGAGCAAAAGAGCAAGCGATGGCTGAGGCTATTCAAGCAAAAGATGTTGAACTCAGAAAGGCTAATGATGCCATTGGTAAAAAGCAAATTGATCTTAATGCTGCCATTCGTGCTGGCAGGGTGCGCCTCCCCGCCTCCAGTTGTCCACAAGCCAGCCAAAGTTCCACCCCTTCCGCTGGAGATAGCAACCAAGCGAGAAGCGAACCTAACAGAGCGCCTGACCAAAATACTGATGTTGGGCCATCAGAACAAGAGCGACAAACCCTCGAACTGATTGCACAAATTGCTGCTGACGGTGATCGTGCGATTAACCAGTTAAACGCTTGCATTACTGCGTATGAAGATATAAGGAGAACCATCAATGCTGACAGCCAATGATTTGCAAAGTCTTCACATTGGGCCTGAATGGGTTGATGCCCTTAATGAGACTTTCAGCAGATTCAATATCTCAACTCCTCGCCAGCAAGCTGCGTTCATTGGTCAGTGTGGTCATGAATGTGGAAACTTCCGTGTGTTGGAAGAGAACTTGAACTACCGCGCAGAAACTCTAATGAAGCTGTGGACCAAGCGTTTCCCTACACGCGAAATAGCAGACCAGTACGCCCGTAATCCAAAGAAGATCGCCAATAAGGTCTATGCAAACCGTATGGGAAACCGTGATGAGGCTTCTGGCGATGGCTATCGTTTCCGTGGTCGTGGCTGCATCCAGTTGACTGGTCACAGCAATTACTTTCACGCAAGCAAAGCCCTTGGCGTAGACTTTGTGATGGAGCCTGATCTTGTCGCAACACCTCAATATGCTGCACTGACAGCAGGATGGTTCTGGGATACTCAGAAGCTCAACGCTATTGCTGAAGTCGCTGATTGGGTGAAGTTGACCAAGAGGATCAATGGTGGAACGATTGGTCTTGATGACCGAATCAAACACACCAACATGGCTCTTAGGGTAATTGCTTCAGATCAGATATAGGAACGTATATACAAGCCTCTGACCGACTTGTTTCTACTGTGACAATTGGTGTTTTTGAACCAGATAATTGATCTGGATGTGAGAGCCAGCGTTTACAGTTCTTGCAGTGGGAATCTGGAAACTCTGGATCGCATCTCAAATAATCAAGCGGCAGGGGAATCATCTTTGTACTCTAACTCAAGCAGCAATTCTAAATAATGAATTGCTTTCTTGATGTCAGCAGCGCCGTTTTTTTCCTTGTGCCTGGTAACGTACTTGATGACGTTTGCCTCGCAAAACCCTAAATTGTTTGCGTAGATATAGACAATCGGCTGGATGCCTTTGTCTTTGTAGTGATTGCCCGAAATTTGCTTATCAAGGGCCGACATCACGACTCCTTCACAAACTGTCCATCTTTGTTCATGTAACCTCTCCTTGGTTCTATAGTTTTGTAAGCTTTATAAAAGCATTGACGAGGGTCCAAGTCACACAGCACTCCTACGTTGACCAGCGTGACCATGACATCACCAATGGCATCAGAGATTTCATCCTTGTCATTTTTGGCAATCGCTACCAACAATTCACCAGCTTCTTCAAGAGTTTTCTTTGCTTGGCCTAGTGCTGTGCCATGCTTGTAAATTCCACAAGCAGCAGACCACTGCATGACCTGGAACTCTGTCATGCCAAAAGATTGTGTTTCTTTCATATTGTCCATTCTCTTTCGTTGCATCCTGCGTTTGATTTAACTTTTTTGCCTGTCAACTTGATAAGGTTCATGGCCTTCATTTCACTCAGTCTGCGAGCAACCTGATTGCTGTCAAGTATTGTCCTGTTAGCAATGCCATCTTTACCTAGTGGGCCGTGTTTAGACAAGCAATCCAAGATGATCTGGATATGCTCTTTGAGTGATTCTTGAACACTGTCAACTGCTTCAAAAGATGTGATTGGGTCTTGTGACCGCGCTCTTGGAAACTTGAAGTACTTTAAAAAGGTCATGATATTCCTTGAAAGTGAGGTACTCGCTGCGTCCGTGAATAGATCGCTAATCGCTTTCACAGCATCCGCTTTCCCTCTTTAATCAGTCAGTACCGCCGACTTCCATCACTTGCGGCTGTTCCTGTTCTTTGAACTGCTGTGTCAACTTCTGATGCAATGGAAAAGCACCTGATTCTGTTGGCAGTTGTCCAAGAACACGGACGATAAATGCGGCTTCATTTGGCTCAATATCGAATGTCATTTCAGTTCCTCAAAAACAAGTTGTTGTGCAACCAAATTGGGTGCAGCATACGGTGCAAGTGGTCATCTTGCCATTGATGTAATAAGTGTTTGTTGTGCAACTGGCCCAAGTCATTGTGGCAAGTGTTGCAAGGTAAACGCCGATAACAAGTTTTTTCATGTTGTTTCCTAGAAAGGTGCGTCATCCATGTCATCAAATCCGCTGGAAGGCTTAGAAGCCTTTTTAACGGGCGCTGCTTCTTTAGGCTTGACTGACAGGCTCATAAACTTTTTACCCGTCTTCTCGGACGTTTTAAGCCATCCTGATACCCACAAGTCAACACCATTGACATTCAAACTTCCCTTGTAATCGGGATGGTTATCTTGTTGCTTGTCTTCATTTTTGAAGATTGCTCCTCGATTTGCGTTATCGTATTGCATGGTTATTCCTTTGCTTTCTTGATTGAACTGCGTGTCTTGCTGT